AAGACAAAGACCTTTGTTTCCTAGGCAGAGAAGGAAAATTCTCAGAATGTGGCTTATATTCCATAAATCTCAACAGTCCGTCAGCTTTAAATTTTTTAAGGCAATTTCAACAGGTGTATGACCATGCAGAAAGTGGAATTTTTACCATGGCCGAGTGGCATGACAGTTTTGTATTCGATGAAGTTCGAAAAACTGTCAAATTAAATGAACTAAACTGGACTGCAGGGTTAATTAAAGGTGAAGGACATCCATTAATTAACGGTCCTTGGGGTGCATACCTAGATCACCTTAAAGGCGGAAGAAAATCAGAAGGAAAAAGTCGAGCCACTGACCTTGTAGTTGATAGGATTGAAGAATACTGGAAAAATTAAACGTATTTTTTGAAAAATTGCCAAGCTTCGCCTGATCTTAATTCGTCAAAGTTCCAGTGGCACATGGCTAACTTCTCAATCCAGGATTGTCTATCAGGCATTTCTGGATTTTCTATAAGTGAAAGTTTAATATTTGCTACTTGACAGCTTTGACTGTTTGTAGGAACAGGATCTGTTATAAAAACTGGGACTCCTTCTATTAAACTAGCAACACTAGGACTACTATTGTATACCACTGTTGCCCAAGCATCTATGAGATCATCTTTTAAATTTTCCTTAGTACTTAAAGATACGTTAGGATGATTAACCTGTAAGATTTTTTTTATTTTTTTGTCGCCTGGGTGCGCTCTAACAATAATATGTCTTGAAGGAGAATATTTCCTAATGTCTTTTATAGTATTTTCCATCCAATCTATAGTAGACAAATTTCCCATGCTCCAACCACCGTTTCTTTGTAAACACATTAGTATGTGATTGCCAGTTTTACGATACGGCTTTAAAGAAATTTTTAAATGCTTACTAATTTGTTGCCATCTATTAGGATCAACATGTTTATCAAAGTAAAATCCAGTAGTTGGAAACACGCCATCAAAACTATACCTAAGATAGTGAGCAGAATTACTGGGGTCTGCATATAAAAATAAATTACTGTCAACTATCAATGATCGTTTTTTATTTTGTTTTTGTGTTTGAATAGCATCGTATCGTAATTTTAAATGTGCGCCTTCTTTTCCGTGCTCATGCACAAATCCCTGTATAAGAGCTACATCACATGGTAAAATATTCATGCCAGTATGTTTAATTGCATGATCTCCGGCTTGAATAACTCCTTGACAAAAATAATCGAGTATCATGGGTTTTTCTAGATTATTGTTCTTAGGCGGAATTCCTCCGTAGTACGCAACCGCAGTTAATTTAGACATGATATTTGTTAACTATCTTTCCGGCTGTGCCATTAACTAGTTCATCATATGTAAATTGACTATAACTTAGTACTGATAACCAATTTGCTAAATTAGGCCTATACAAATTATTAATATCAGATAAATTATTTCTACTTACATAATTAGTAATGTGTTTATCTAATGTAATAACTGGTATACCTGCCCAAATAGATTCAGTGGCAGCATTTGAATTGATGTTTACAACACAATAATAATCTTCATTTAGCAGTTCATGAAACAATTTTGGTCGTTGTTTTTTAGGAGCCTTTTCACGAAATACAATAGGTTTGTCAGTGTATTTTCTAAGCTCTGCTTCTACATTGTATCGCCACGTAGTCATGTCTACATGAAATATTTTAGCCGCAAATGCTCCAGGTTCTATTACTAGAATTTTCTCTCCGTTTTCTCTCCACGGTTTAGGAAAAATTTTAAAATTACTCAGTCTATCAACAGGAGCATTGAAAAAATCACCGTAGTGCAAATGACTACGTACAAGCCTGTGCCATTTTTTGTTTGGTTCTAAGAAATTAGTATAACCACTATCTATAAACCAAAATGGATAATTATTATCTATTTTAGTTACTAGTAGATCTTCATTACCTACAGTATTTCTAATTAGGCAATCTTCAGTATTATCATCAACAAATGTTTTTCTTCTAACAAATGTCGAGTTTGAGTTTAAATTAAATCCAACACTTTTAACAAAATTAATCTTCTTATGTTTTTGATATAGATCAAAAACAACATCTTCACCTATAGTTGTTAACACTCGATCTATATTTTCAAAGAATAATTTATAGTAGTGTTTTTTCCTAGCAATAATCATTGCCTTTGCATTGTTGAAATACTCATCATAATCTTCAACAATTGCTTTGTGAATTTTTTTCTTATTTTTAGGAATATCTTTTTCAGGTTTATATTTGACAGACTGTGTTCGTTCTACAAAATCATTTATTGCCATGTCTGTTCTAAGAAATTCTATTTTAGAAAACTGATAGAATTTTTGATCGTTACAAAATACTTCTACAAGAAAATGAATTATTTCTTTGTCATTTAGCAGTAATTTCATTTTTTAAAATATTCCATGCTGCGCCATTAGTCATTTCTTCTATAGTAAATTGACCGTAGGCTAAATTGTAACACTGACGTTTAATTGTAGATTCGTCTGGTTTAAACGGCGTCATTAATTGTGTCAGGTCAGTGCTGACTAACGGACTAGCTGCACATGGTACTGCTACAAACGCTGGTATACCATATAATACCGACTCTAAACTTGCAATACTGTTAAAAGAAACAGTAGCGTATACGCCACTGTCAAATGCATCATATATAGAATATTCGTGATTTCGATAGACTCGAGATCCCTTTTCTCTTATCTCAATAGGCATGTCAGTTTGACGTTTAATTATTTCAGTCGTTGACTTGATCCATTCTTCGCAGTTAATGCCGAACGAATTACATGCTTTAGGATTAGGTAACACTAGTAATATTTTATTACCAGGTTTCTTCCAACCTTTCCATTCTAATCTAGGATCTTGCTTGACTAGTGCATTCCATCGATCAGCTGGCACATCTCTAATAACATCATGTTGCATTTTATTTTTAACAATTCTATGCCACAATTTTTTACCACTAGGATTACCTACAGATGGAAAGTTTCCAAGATATCCGGTATCAATATAATAACAATCTCTGTTGCATTCTGCACATTGATCCATTAGATGTTTTTTAGTAATGCCTCTAACTACAAACGGCAACGTAGATTCAAAATCGCAAGTTACACCGCCTCGTGTACCTTTTGCAAATACTTCTTGTAAATTTATATCAGCCATTAAGCCCTCGTTGTAAACAGTACTCTGTATAGATTCTTTCTTTATGCCACTCGTTGGCAAAGTTTCCTTGATCAGAAAATTCATGGAAACATGGTGTACCTAATGTATAGTGTACTAATTTAGCATGGGGATTCCAGTCGTATTCAACATCTAACCAGTTCCATTCTTTAGGAAGTTCTCCAATTAGATCGTCAGTGAGCCAGGTAAATCTGTGGACCTGTGCTCCTGTTGCTGACTGTACAAATTCGGGGGTAACTCCAACATTAGCGGGGTGCCCGCAATTCCATAAGATGACACTTGACCAATTCTTTCTAGGATAATTTTCATTTTTTGCGCCAAGGTATTTTTCAGCCATCTTAGTTTGATAATCATGTTTAACAACCATAACTGCTTTTGTGTCATCACGCATCTCCCATAGTTCGTTAATATCATCACGTACTATCATATCGCCGTCAATAAAGATAGCCCAACCTTTGTAGTTCATTAAATGAGGAACTAAAAATCTTGAGTATATAAAATGATTACTACCGTCGGTATGTTTTTCGTCGTATCCCTTTAGTGCATTTAATGCAAGAGGATTTAATGCTACAGGTTGACTACTTCTTCTAATAATACTGTTTGTACATACATGATATGCAATAGCTTCGCGCGGATCGTATCCGATAAAAATTGGAATCATTTTCTTTCTATGTCCTCTTCAATACAATTTTCCCCGTATTGTATTTCAACTACTTTAACAGGTACATCATACGGATTAGTTAGTTGGTGCCATTCAGTAACAGGCACACAATATTCATCATGTGTTTGTAAAATAACAGGCGGTAATATATACCCGGTATCCATTGTTCTGTTTACAATAGCTTGCCCTTCACTAACAATCCAATATTCTGCACGTAAATTATGACGTTGCATGGATAGTTGTTGTTTAGGTTCAACTGTTAATTCTTTAACTTTCATACCAAAAACTTCGTGTAGTACACGATAGTATCCCCATGGACGTTCTGTTCTAGGAGCCTTCCATTCTTCTAATATCCAACTGCTACTGTTTGCTTTGTTAGTTCCACCTACACCAAAAACAAATTCTACATCGTCAAATACCATCTCCGGAATATTGTCTCTAGTACGATCGCCGCCGTTGGCAAAGATAATATGATCCCTAGGAAACATTGCCTTTACTTTACGAATAGCATCAATAGCACTATTATCAGTGTCGTCAAATTCTATTACTTTGTGTACTTGATAGATATTTTCAATAATGGCTTTGCGTTCACATGCAGGCATAAAAGATCTGCCTTTTTTGCGTGTAAGCCAATCGTCACTGTTTACGCCCACAACTAATAAATTACCTAGTTGTTTGGCTGCTTTAAAATAAGCAATGTGACCAGAGTGTAAGGGATCAAACCCACCTGTTACTAAGACTATTTTCATAGTCTTATTTATATGGGTGTTTTATTTGATTAATTTTTCTTAAGAATAAATGTCAAACTATTCCAGCCTAGTAAGGGTAATCCAAATGCATTGACTATTTCTTGTTGTGCTGGAATAATGCTGTTTTTAAAAAATTTTAAATTAGTTTTAAGAAACAGTTTACCGTTTGGATTTAAATGTTCAAACATTTGATTTTTCCATTCTATCCAATCGTCGGATTTATAATAACCATCTTCTTCGTCAAACACAGTTCTAGATGCAACAATGATGTCGTATTGTTTAGGTAATACAATCTTTTCTGATTTTTTAATTACTAATTCGAACAGGTCAATATTATAGTGTTTATAAAGATCACTAACTGGCGAACTAATTATCTCTGGTACTTCTGTACCATACGCATCATGTCCATACTCTGAACACAATTTAAGAAACAACCCTGGACCTGCGCCTACATCTAAAATGCTTAACGGAGGTGAGTCTTTTAATTTTAAAAAATTAACTATAGAGATAGCATCTCCTAGTTTTCTAATGTCTGGAGGGAAATAACCTTGAGAAGTGTAACCAGCTGTTGGATTCTTTTCAAGCCATTCAATAACAAAAGAATCGTATAATATCGATTTTGCACACCTCATATCGTCATCTGATATTATCATAGACGATCTATCTTGTCTATATTTTGCATTATTAAAGGGTTGCATCTTCCATTCCTGCTACTCTGAGCTTAACTATATTAGTGAGTTGCCACTGTTTTTGATCAAGTGCTTTAGTAATACCTAACCACTTGTTTCTTAGCAATGCAAATTCGTTAATAATTTTTTCAAAATCAACCACATCAGACTCGCCTTCTACAAACTTTTCACAGTCTCTAGAAGACAATGCTCTTTGATAGTTTTCTAAATACTTACGAAAGTGTTGACTCTTAAGTCTACGTAATTCAATATTTAAATATTCCAAAATTGCTTCAATCTCTTGTAGCTGATTAAATCGTTCTTCCACAATGCCGGGCATCCTGGCAGCGGCCTTTTCAATGTTCCCCGCTATGCGAGCATCTGTCTTTGCTGCCTGTAATTCAAGATCAAAGTGTGCCACGGCATCGGGAATGTACGAAATGTCTTTTGAAACTTTTGTATACCAACTCATAGATTATTCGTCATCTTCGTATGAATCTAAATCTTCTTCGTCTAAATCTTCTTCTTCACTATCTTGATCAAGATAAAAGTCAATAGCGTTATCTAGGTCCTCGTCAAATCCACTAGCAGCAGCCATAGTTTTATCACTAATTCCATGATCAGCTAGTAGATCAACATATCGTTCTGCTAGAACGTCAAGTACCTTTTTATCCGCATACTCTTTGAAAAGTAACCAAATATCACCAATATGATTTTCATTCATGTTCTACAATTTCTCCAGTTTCGAGGTCAATGTTAGATTGTACTGCAACAGCGTCATCAAATGCAAGCATGATTTTATCCAGGCCGCCTTCTTCGTTGCGTTCCCATTCTTTGCGATACATCTTTAACTCTGTATCATCCTTAGAAACGTATTTAAGTCTATTGCCATCTTTTGTAAGAATACCTTTTGCTTCACACAGGTCAACCATACCACTGTAAGGACTCATACCTGTAGCATAAGGAATCTCAACTTGAACTGATTCAAATGGTTTAGCATAACGAGTTTTCATAATCTTACAGGCTGCACGGATACCGTTAACAGTTGTAGTCTTATTACCATCTGCGTCTGTTTTCAATTTTAATTTACGCATAGCAACTACAATACTGCTGGCATAGATAAAACCTTGGCCACCTGAGATCTTGTCATCTGGGTCAAACATGTCTTGTGACGCATAGGTATGATTGGTACAAACTAATCCAACATTGTAGCTACCAAACATGTTTACACAGTTACGAACTAGCGAGGTAAGTGCTTTAGGTTTACGACCCATATCACCTTTCATTTCGCCTGCTTCGAACTGATTAACGTCTGTCGGAGTCAACAACATGCCCAATGAGTCAATGACAAACAGTACCTTAGGACGAGTTGCTTCATCCATTGTTTTGTACTCTTTCATGAATTCACTAATGGTTTTTGCCACGTCGTCAATCATAGCCATGTTGAGCTTTAACAATTTTTGTTCACTTGTATCAACGCCTAGTGCGTGAAGCCATTTCTCATCAAGCGCATTTTCACTATCAACAAGGATAACATAAATGCCTTGTTCTTGTGCGTTGCGAATTAGATTGCCAGAACACACATAACTTTTGCCAGCGCCTGACTCGCCAGCAAATACAGTAACTTTGCCCAAAGGAATGCCTTTGTTAAAGTCTGCACTAATAAGATAGTTTAAGGCATAATTACCTGTCGAGACCCAATCAGTTGGGTCATTAAAGCCAACACCTAATCCGTCAATAGACTTAGTTAGTGTTTTGCGGAATTTAGATAAGTCAAATGCTTTTGTTGCCATAATTAATTATCCAAGTCCATTGCGACCCATTCTTTGACCACTGCAATAAGTTCTTCTTCTGTATTGCACATGACCTTAGCGGTCTTCCATTCTTCTTTCTTATCGCGACCACTAACTTCTATCATAAAGCCGTTGTCATAGCGATTAAGACTGATATTTTCATTTACTTTTGCAAGTTTGTTTAATTTAGCCATAGTTATTCTCCTAGATGGTGGCAATAGGGGCAACCGCCCCTATTGCTATTTTGCTTATTGCTTACGATTGCGGATCATAGCAAGAATGTCTTCTGCACGACTACCGCCTGCGGCAGCTGGTGCTGATTCTTGCTTAGGTGCTGAGAATGATTTCTCTGCTGTAGCAACCTCATCTTCCCAAGGTGCTACATCTTCTGCGGCTGGTGCTGCCACTGGTGCAGGACGAGCAACAGAAGTTGCCTTAGGTGCAGAGTTAGGATCACCAGTAGCCTGGCCCATACCTGCTGGTTTGAAGTATTGCCCCCAACGATCCATGTCAAAAGCTTCGCCATCAACTGATGCTTCAAACATCTCTTTCATTACTTTGACTTCAACGTCAGTTGGTTTCTTAGGCAAGTAATCTTTAAGATTAAACAAGCCATGTGTTTCCAAGTTAGCAACTTCTGCTGTATCTAATGGGCGGGTACGACGGCTCCATTTGCTAGTAGAATAGTCAGCATAACCACCTTTTG